TCCGTCTTGGGAGGCTGCGGAGTAAGCTTCTCAGCGAGGCTCTTCGTCACACCCTCAATGATTTTGTTCATTTCCTCTTCGGTCATGTGGGTTTCCTTACCCTTGAGATCCGTCGACGGCTTGCCAGTAATTGCCGACACCAAATCGAAGGAGTTGTCAATCACTGACTCTGAAAGGTTGAGTGGAACGAGGTTCTTCATAAATGGCCGGTTGGTGATAGCTCCGCCCATGACCACGTCCTGGAATTTCTTACCTTGCGTATCGATCCACTCGTCAGCAAATTCGATAGAGAAATACTTAAACTTCTTCTCCCGAATCTTCTGCGCTGCGTCTTTGACGAATTCAACAAAAAGCCAGAGTCCATTGGACCTGGCTTCCGCGTCCTTCACCCATCCGGTAGCACCTTCTGAGCTGTCATTGTCGTGGTTATAGTTCAGACTAGGCTCAATACCACGAACCTTGGTCTTCACGTTGTCCGCGAATCGCTTCGCGCGATCTGGATCGACTTTGATCAGTCCATACTTCGGGTGCTGGTACTCACCTAGTGGCAGTGCATGAACCCACTTGGTATCTTCACTCTCGCTAAGCTGCAAGGTGTCGATGCCAACTAGGAAACTGTAAGTTTCTCCCATCTTTCCTCCTTCCGATGCATAAAGAGCTGCCAATTGGGATGTGGCACCATCATGCGTGTCGTGACATCCTAAGGAAGAACCGCCACTCTTTTTGTAGACGCAATGCTTGGTGCCCGACATCCTGATCTCGTATGGCATATTGGGCCATCCAACGCTTACACCAGGAAGAACCTGATCTACATGAACATTTCCAGAACCACTAGGACTGTACATTGACATTTATGTACATCCTATCCATTAGTCCTTTGAATTTGGTGTTTTTTAACGTTTGGTAGTTATTCCTATGGCTCACACGTTACCACATCTTGTGCCAAGTAGTACAATGCCCAAACGGATGACAAAACTTGGTTTACACAACTGTCAATAGCCTCCTCCGGACCTGTCCGCACCAGCCTGAGGTGCGGGAGTCGAAGTTGGCGGCGTTTTTCCTTGATTTGGAGTTCCAACTTTTGGCGTCCCCACATTAGTACTGGGAGCAGTCAAACCGGCAGCAGGCGGATCAATATCACGCGCTGTGGATTTGTCCAAAGGTTCAAGACCCATCTGCTTGCGAATCAAAGCCTCTAGTGGGTCATCAGGAGTCAGTATCTTCGCACCAACTAGGTTACGGAGTGCAAATGTCATCGTTCTGGTGTCTTCCCATTCACCCATACGTCTTACACAGAGCTTAGGATAACCGCCCTTGCGTACGAAGTTCATATCCACAAGCTCACGAATGAGCCATTTGTTGAATGTGGAGGCTACACACTGGGCAATGTAGCGAGTAGATTTGTAGAAGGTATCTAATGATTCCTTGGATACCTCTTTGCTGCCCATGAACGATGCCAGAATGGATTCATAAATTTTAGCATCGTGATGTTCAACAGACGGTATGGGATCTACCGGCTGTCCTTCCAGCTTGGCGAAATATATTTCCCAGTTGTTTGGAATCGTGATATACGCACGTTCGTTAGTCCTAAGGTTTCGCCCAAGGTCATTGGCCAGCTGCTTGTCGGAATCGGTAAACCCCAACGGCATAACGATGACCGGCACACCAATACCATGACGTTCCTTTTGAATCGCGTCAATCTTGTATAGAGTATCTTTATAGTACCAGTGCTTAAACGCCGTACGTAATATGGAGGTACCTCTTAGGTCTCCACCTTCCATTTCGAAGACCATCATCAACAGTTTATTAAACGAAATCTCAACTGGATCCTTGGTGAAATCCTGTCCGTTTAATGGTTCCATAACGACGCCAAGCAAATTCCCATAGACATCATAGTTCCAACTCTGTACATCAAGAGGATGTAGCGGAGCCAGACGCTCAAGCACAATTTTGCTCTGAGTAGTATCCCGTTTGTACACTTTTTCAAACGGAAAGAACCCATAGTCGATACAACGCAAACAGTCTTCTACAACTCGCTCCCAAGTCGTATCTAGGTCCTGGAACAAGTTATTTCCGACAAAATCAGCTATATTTTGGTCTATTGTGGACTTACTTGCAGGCTCTATATACCACTCTGCACCTTGAATTGGAGTCTTGATAATCCGTAATCCTCCACGCACCGCACCATCGCTTCTACTCATATCATAGAAGGTCCTCAGGCCGCGCCGTTCACGCAACTCTGGAACATGTTCCAGACGAGTCCATGCAGTGAAAGGGCTGGGATCAATAAAGCCCATCTCAGCGAACCCCGTGCCCGAAGATACGAGATTACCGCGCTCGGCCATCTGAATGTACGAACCATTAACGGGGTCATAAACAGCATCGACGATGTCATATCGCTTGGTGAGTTCTCCAAGCTCGGCGGTTTTTGTCGCCCAGTGGTGTTCGATGACGGCTACAGCTTGTTCTTGGCTGTCCAACTTTTCATCCATAGTGTCCACTCTCTAGAACGTTTGGCCGTCCAAACTTACAAAACCACTGCTTGCTAACGTTGGATAGCGCTCAAGGTATTCATTATTCGTGAACAAGCCACTGTCCCCAATACCTTCCTTAAGCTCACCGGGAGAAATCAAATCAGACAATCTGCTTCGATACCCCAGCTCAAAAATATGCATCAAGCCGTACCTAAGCGCGTCTAGCGCATGATCTTCACTTTTCTTCGCCATTTCACGCGGGTCTGAGTCCTTAACACCAGGAACAGCTTTGTAATTATTAAATTCGCGAACCAAATTCCTGCAACTGGGATCAACGTAAAGTCCAGGCTTTTTGGTTTTTCTGATCTTCAGAAATCTCTTTACTAAGTCAATACCCTGTCGCCAGTTGTCCTTCGACTTTGGATCCCCAACGCATGGACAAAAATATCTAGTAAGAGTCTCGATGCCTTCAGGATCGGCAGCATCAGCAAATGCCATTTCAATCTTGTAGCCTTTAGGCTGATCCCGATTACGCATGATTTGCATGTGCTCTTCGAGAGTCAAGCCCTTTTCGTAATGCTCGCGCCAAACATGAATTGTGTCATCTGGAGCCAACTGAAACTCTATCGCAGCGAACGGGTTGACGAACCCAAAGTCGATGCACATAAAGTTGGGCCACTCAGGATTGTATACATGATTGCTAACATGTACCCGTTCCAGAAACTCTTTATAAATTTTACCTGTAAAGCTTGTGAAATCTGCGGCAATCTCCTGAAGGAATGCTTCAGTAGACATGTTGCGCCGCATCCGCTGAATCTCAGGGTCCTGGAACCCACCAGGGAAGATTACCGTATTTTCCCAGGTCGGGTACTGCCAGCTTTGATAGTCCTCCTCGCCACCGTCCAAACCTAGTTGCCACAGCTCATAAAAGAAGTTCTGGCCTTCCGGAGTACTGGTGAAAATAGCGCTCCCGCGCTTATCCGATATGGCAGGCTCAAGCATTCGATCCCAGGTCTCACGCTGGTGCTTTGCTGTTTCGCACATGACAATCAAATCGAGTCCGTCACCCACCAGCGAGTCTTTCCGATCCGCGCTTCTTACCTCAATAGAAGTTCCCCAAGGGAAATTGATAAACATTTCCCCCTGCCTTAGCGAATAGCTTTTCTTAATCAGCGGGTCTTTACCAAACTCCAGCTTGACAATCATGTCGTTCCAAATGACCCGAAACTCTTTCTCGCCCAAAATATAAGTAGGCGCAACAAGCCAAATCCTCTTATCGGGCACCATCAACAGCGGCTCGATATCCTTAGCGGTCATATACGTTTTGCCAGCACGTCTGCCGCAGGCTGCAACCTTGAACCGCGCCATGCTCTTATGGAATTCCACCTGCCTCGGATGTGGTTTGTATCCGATAAGCCTAAAGAATTTGGCCTTATCCACCACCTTTCCACCAGGAATCGTTCCAATCACAAGTAAAACCCCACTCCAGTTTCGTGTCCTATGACAGGCTCAAAATGCGTAACCACAGTTATGGTCTCGGCCACAACATCTCCGTTGACATCATAACTCCGCACCCGAGTTTCAGTCTTACTCACCTGCACTTTTTCGTGTACCTCTTTTTCATCCATTTTTACTCCATTGATACTTACATCCACAATTCTCCCAGCTATGCCCCGATGCTTTGTGTAATATCAAGATGTCGTAATGTGTGTATGTTCAGGCCAAGGTAATTTCCGTGTGATCGATTCCTACGTGTCGTTGGATCATTTTCTGGTATGAGGCGGCTTCAGCCTCCATAAATTCCGCTAATTCAAGCCACCACTCTTCTTCAGTGATGATACCTTTTTTGATTAGTAAACTAACGAGCGCACTAGTTTGCACCATCGAAGAATTAATGCCGACCCTCAAATGTTTTGGAGTTGTTTCTCCTGTTTCATAATTCATGTTCATGGCAACGCCCCACTGCATCGCATGAGCAGCAGCCAAATACCTTCTCTTGTACTCATTATCGAAATCTTTAACTACATTCATGACAGCCACACTCGTTTCATGTGATTAGTCCGCACTCCCGTGTGTATGTAAATAGGCACACTTGCAGTGGTTAGTCGGTAGCAAAAACTCAAATCTTCACTCATAGCCAGTAATTTAGTATCGTGCTTGTATCGAAGCTGGTTAAACCAACTATCACCGTATTTTTGTAGAACTGCATCAGCCGCCTCGCGGCTTATCAGTAGGCACCCAGTACCAGTGGCAGCGACCTGCTGCGGACTCTTGGACTCAATGTCCAGGTCATACTTAAGTTGATAATGCGCTGAATCTGCTTGCTTGTCAATAATCAGATCGTACGCCACGGCGAATGGTTCAGTCACATAACCGCTGAGACCATCCGGAGAAACTGTGTTCTGCCCGTAACAAAGAGCACCGACTACTGGTTTGTTGGCTTGTAGGAGGTTGGTGACTGTGTCTGGAGCGAACCCCATATCAGTATCTATAAACCAGATGTGTGTTGCTTCCTTGAAATTGATGAATTGTCTCATCAATTCGTTTCTTGCTTCTACTAAGCCGAAGCCCCAAGCTCTCGCGGTTATGGTATCTGGGATAAGATTCTCAGAATATTCAGACATAAGCCACTGTAACGAGCGATGGAAACTAAACGAAACCATGTCTTCATGTGGATATGCGATTAGTACCTTTGGCATCATAAACTCAGACTTTACACTAATGTCTAGGGGGATGTGGATAGTACACTAGGTTGACTATGTTCCTATATATAGCGGGCTGCGTAAATTTAGCTTACTATACTAACTTAGTGTACTATGTTCAATTTCATCCATTGCTGTGAGGGAGACCATACTATACTAACTTAGTGTACTATGTTCAATTTGATCCCCCGCAGTGAGGGGGACCCGCCGTTTTCCCTTTTGTCCGATTTGTACCTTTTAATATAGTTGTTTCATATTGTTATATTTTATACCGTTTTGTTATACTTTGTCCGAAATGTCGCATTAAAAGATCATATAGTATGATATGACTAGATCGCCTTTTATCACTCTCTTCCGTGAAATATGCCCATATGTCCGGTTTTATGCACATATAGGGGGTGGGCGTATGCGCATATGTCTGAATTACACCTTATATGGGCATATAGTGGTGTGTCGCAGATCACAGATCAACTTCCGGTATAGTGTGATATGTCCGACTTGCCCCACAGTACGCCCATATAGTACGCCAGACCACCACCCACTATATGCCCATATGTCTGAATTATACCTTATATGGTCATATTGCTGACATGATATAGTGGACTTAGTCGCCGGAGCTCAAGATCTGGAAAACCTGGAAAACGGGCAAAAGCGGCAAGTCAGGAGAAAACAGGACATGTCCACATACAGTTGGACATAGCTGGGGAAATTCTCCTAAATCGTCCTTTAATAACTAAAGAGCGGATACACCACAGTAAAGTGGGATGTTCCCTGTTATATCACGACGTGTCCTACCAAAAACGGACATAGGGAGATATACCATGGAAATTCAGGTTTCAATACTCGAAATCGGTACTTACGTGCATATTCCGTCTGAAAGTACGGAAAAAGCGTACACAGTACTAAGAACCGACACATACCAGGATGAAAGAGGAAAATTCCTGACAATCGTCACAATTCTCCCCGTAAGCGACGAAGGTGACGATTTGGGCAAAGAGTCCAGAACCGTCTATTCGGACATTTTACAAGAAATGTAAATAAATCCGGACATGTCGTGATATAAGAGGGAACATCCGCATACATTAGCACATACCCAGCTATATGCCTCTATATCCGAAATCTCCAGTTGGCAGTCAAGATCAACAGGACAAACCGGACAAAGGGAGCCATAATGCCTGATTTCACCAAAATACCCCTATACTACGACATAAGTGACTATGGCGTATGTATCGGAACTATCGTAATGCTTACGGAATTTTACGACGAGTCGGAAGAATACGACAGAACCTACGAAATCGTAGCTTATGACGAGAATTCCGGCGAATACGGAATAGCCGAAATAACGGACGTATCCGGAGAATGGATGGATTGGCGTCCAAACTACGCTATTCCGCTTATATGGGTTTGGAACTATAAAAAATACGCTGCAATCTGACAAAATAGGACATAGAGGTATATAACTGGGTATGTGTGGATATGTCGCATTCATGGTGCTTTGTCCCAATACGAACAAGATCAACAAGACAAAACGGGCATACCCGCCCAAAAGGGGGTGATCCACCCTATTTATAAATAAGGATCGCAAAAACTCAGGAATTCCGCAGGATCCCCTATTCTCTACATTCTACACCAAAGATAGGGGAGAGGGCGTATACGGACAAAGGGGTATATACCATGACAATAGTCATAGATAGCGTCAGAGCGGCACAATCTCTGACACAGCTCCATTTTTGGCGCCTATCGGCCAACATGAAGATCAAGTTTGGCATGGCTCCAAGATCAGGTTGGACAATCCGGGCATTCAACGCAATGTATGGCGTAAACGCCAAAACATGGCAAGATATCTTCAAAGTCACGGATGACACAATCAAGGCAATT